AGGGTGCTGAGGTGACTGTGTATAAACCAGTCAAAGCCCCTGTTAGCCAACCTGTGGATAACCGTATTCAGCAAGCACTCAACCCTGATAATAAAGCAGTACAGTATCGAAATCTTGATAAAGCTGAGCGTGAACTATATAAGGTTGAAAAAGCTAAGTTGCCTGCGAAACCAAGGAAAATACCACAGAGCGAACTGCCAGCCACTAGCGCTGAAGGGTTGGCTAAGACGGGTGAGACTGGTAAATCAAAGGGTAAGCTAGCCAAAGGTCAAGAATATGAAAAGGTTGGGGTCAAAGAGACAGAGACTCAAGCTTCTATTGACGCAGCTAATAGTTCCTATGACAGCATATTGAAAACTATAGATGAAGATGGAGTTATAACTGCTAGAACTGCACAAGCCGCAAAAAAGGTGGCTGAAAGGTTGCCAGCAGGTCAGGAAAAAAACACATTACTTAGTATCGCTAACAAATCTACAACTGAGGCTGCCCAAACAATGCGTATGGCTCGTACGAAATTGCGCCGACAAGCTTCAACAAAAGAGCTAAAGAGTAAATTTGAAACTCAATTGAATCAAAAGAGCAAAGGCGAGCTGTCTATGGGTAAAAAGGATTATGACACGATAGACAATGTTAATGAATCGTTTGTTAATAAGCGCGACAATTACAATAAATCTCTTGAGGACTTTAACAACAACCCCTCTGCTGCTAACGAGGATGCTGTACTCAAAGCTCACGATGATATGGTGGCTGCCGATGTTAAAGCTAAACTCGAAGAGTATAAGATAACCAAGCGTTTAGCCAAAGACAATAAGAATCCTGCTGTTAAAGATTTCGTTAGATCAAAAGAAGAAGAAGCCGGTGTCTATATGATGGATGCAGTTGATTCTTCATTCTTGTCTAGTACCAGGACCATGCTTAACAACTATCTTAACACCTCTGGTGTTAGGCTTGAAGAGACCCTGTTTGGCAAGGTTGGCGCACGTCTAGCTACAAGAAAAACAGGGATTATAATGGGCGGCGGCGGCGACAGGGCTAGCCGTAAACTTGGTGCTAAGATAGGTGTGTCGAATGTGAAGCGAGACTATGGTTTGCGCAACAGTAAGGATGGGAATAAGTACTGGAATAAGTATAAGAATATTGTTACAACTGGTAACACGTCTGGTGAACGTAATATAGAGTCTGCTATATTCGCTCAAGTCTCTGACCACTACGAACAGGCGTTAAAGAAGGCTGGATACACAGGCGATGAACTAAAGCGCAGGGCTAGAGTTAGTGCTGTTTCTGATCCAGACAACGTTAGGGGCGGTTATGAAAACGACATATTAGAGGCTAACGCACTAAGCAGCATTACTAGCGGTTTTCGAGGTAAAATTGAAAGTAAGATGGCAGAAGCCCTTAGTCAAGCTCTACCCGATAATAAGTTTTCTAAATCTTTAGCTAAGGCAATTACTCGAGCGACTATAGGATTCCCTACGGTGATTGGTAGAAGCTTGAAACAGGGGGCTAAGCGAACGACACTAGGGTTACCTTCCTATGTTAGCTTTAGGAGAGCTATGGCTTCTGGCGACCAGCAAGCTGCTGCACAGGCATATAAAAACTTTATTAAAGAAGCAGGTTCAGGTGCGGGCATGATGGCGATGGGTGGCGGCTTGGCTGCTGCGGGGTTGATAACAGGCTCTTATCCTAGTGATCCAGAAGAACGAGCTAGGTGGGAGAGAGAGGGTATCAAAGAAAACTCAATTAAGGTTGGGGACCATTATTGGCAACTTCCACCTCTTCTTGGTTCATTAGCATTACCGTTTATGGTGGGCGCAAATATTGAACAACAAGGCTTTAGGGGTGAAGGAAATGTTGCTGAAAGAGCCTTTGACGTATCTATAGCATCAATAAAATCAGCATTAGATACTAGTCCTGCTGATAGCATTATAAAAAATACAGATTTTCTATCTGATCTTACAAGCGGGAGAGACGTGAGTAAATATCTTGCTCAAACATTCAGCGGGGTAACTCGTGGACTGACTCCTGCCAGTTCATTCTTAAATCAAGTTGGAAAAATGTTTGATTCTACCGTTAATGAAACCAATGATGGTGATTTTGCTGAAATGTTCCTAGACAAAGTGTTTAATGGTGTTCCAAAGGGTCAGGAGCTGGCTAATATGCTTGGCCACTCATTAGAAGATAAAGAGGTTAAGGGGCAAGAAATATACAACCCTAATCCTGTTGCTACTCTTTTTGGTGCGGTTAGTAAAGAACAGTCTGCTGGTGTTGAAAAAACAGGTGATATTCGACAGTCTATAGATGATAGCGTAGCTAAGCTTGATGAATATGGTGGATTTAGCCCTGGTATTCGTAATCTACTTGATGATGAACAAAAAGCGTTATTTGATGATGCTAAAAGTGGTGGAAAACTTGATGAAAGCGATATCAAGGGTCTTATGGACGATATAGTTAAAGGCGTTACAGGCACCTCTGATACTCAGTTCTTGGAGAAAGAAGATTACGACAACAACCTGGCAGTGCTTAAAACCAAGAGAGATATTTTATCTGCTGACCCAACTATTACTCAGGCAAGTTTAGAAGATTACGACACACAGATTACTAGGGGTGAAATTTACAAGAAGAATAAGACACCATATGAAGTTATAAAGGATTACAAGGATATCAATTTGGAGTGGTGGCGCGATATGGGCGACCCTGACAAAGAAGATTACAACCAGGAGCTATACGAACAGCTTTGGAATCTTGACCAAGAAATGACTGAGGCTGGCGTGGGTCGCGGTAAAAAGGGCAAGTCTAAATATTATGCCAAAGGTTCTCGCTCTGGCTCTGGCTCTGGCTCTGGACGCAAGGCACCGTCTCGCTCATCTAGCTTCCGTCAGCTCGGTGTAACCGCTAGTTCACCAGGAACTAACGCGAATAAATACCAAGCTATAGATAGTCCTAAACGATATATCCCTGACCTAAATCTTGATAATAAGGCTAAAACAAATCTAAAGAAAAGCATAACTGTCCAAAAAGGTGTAAAATATGGTTAAAGGAATTAACAAATGACCAACCAAGAACGAATAGAAAAACTAGCACAATCAGCTTATTTAGCAGTTACGGGTGGCTATAATAGTGTTACTGGCGCTGAGTTGACCACTTTTGTGAACGAGACTATAGATTGGACTAATCAATTCGCTCAAGAATTAGAGCTAGAGACTGACTGGAATTATCTTAGAACTAATAATTTTGATTTGGGCACGGTTATGTCTGCCACTGTGCAAACCGTAGAGCTACCAGATGAGGTTAGAAAGCTTATTAAAAGCCCATACCGAGATTTAGTGTTAAGCCAGGATGGTGCAATTATCGCTAAGTTCAAAGTGGTTGAGCCTAGTCAAATATCTAACCCGCGCAATCCTGAGACAGTTGATAGGTGTACGGTTGTCAATAGAAATCTTTTATTCAGCCGTCCATTTACAGCCCAAGAGGTAGGTGCTTCAATCCTAACCGATGTAATCGCTCCCATGCCAGAGCTTTCACTAACTGATGTATCTATCTTAGATTTAGTCGATCCTTATCAGTTGTTGGTGCTTGGTACTGCCAAGAATATAAGCTTACCTGATCTTGTGCGAGGTGTGACTAGTCCATCCTTTACTCAAAAATATAATAATATGTTGCAAAGAGCAGTGGCAGAGAATATCGAGAGCGCTGAAGCATTTGATGCTGATAGAGAGAGCCTTAGCTTCATAACAGGAGTTTGGTAGTGGCCGTCCTCAAGCCAGAAAAAGTAAAGCAGAGAGAGATTACATCTTTTGATATAGTCTCTTTTGATGGTGGACGAGACGAGCGAGCACCCCAGAGCGCAGAGCCAAATACATTCTCTTCAAGTAGAAATATGACAGTCACCTCTCAAGGGTCTTTGACTCATCGTCACAGCCTGAAGCAGTGGTTGCCAGACCTAGTGGATACGGTTCACCAAATATTCCCAGCTCTATACGGTGGAGAAATGTATTATTTGGTGGTTGATGAGGGTAAGGTAAAATATATACAAACTGGAGATGTTGCTTGGACTGATTGTGGCGGTACTAATGTCGCCACCAATGGTACGGGCATAGTCAACACATTCTTGCGTATTCAAGATAAAGTGCTGGTTCTTAATGGCACGGACAAACTTCGCTATATTGACCTATCAAACATGGAGATGGTGCAGTTTACTGCCATTACTGACCCGGCAAGCGCTCCAACCGGCACCGCTACAGGAATAACAACCAGTGGTTCTTTTAAGATTTATTATGGAGTTACTTTTAACTCAACGGTTGGTGAAACAGCTATATCTCCAATACTACCTCGGACTATATCTAAAGCTCGTAATACTTGGGATGGCGATGGTACAGAATATTTGACTATTGCCCGCAACAATACTGCCCCCGCTGGTGCAGTGTCATGGAACTTATATATGTCACTAGCACCCGCTGGTGCGTCTATCCAGCCTACCGATATGCTTCCACTGGCTGTCGGTCTTGATTTGACTGTCACCAGCTTTGTGGATAATGGCACAATACCAGTTAACTTATCACGCGGTACGGCACCTCAAGACAACTCTACTGATGGTCCTGCCGCCAAATTTGGCATAGAGACTAACGGTCGCCCGATACTCTGGGGGGAGCCAGCGCACCCATACACTCTATATATAGGGGGTGATGGTGATTATCCGCTAGACTTTACACCGACCAACGGTGGTTATCGATTACCTCTTAATGAGGGCACAAACTACTATCCTATGAGTGTGGTTGGTTTTCGTAATGGTCAGGGTATACCAAGCCTGACGGTGTTATTCAGCAGCACCCAGGGTATATCGAAGCAGTCTATTATTGAACAGCAGACTGTAACTTATGGTAACTTCTCCTTTGTGGTATGGGCGGCTACTGAGCAAAACTATGGCGCGTCTGGTGTGGCTGGAGCCTATGCGGTGATTAACTACCAGGGTGCGCTTATATTCTTGAGCGCAGATGGTGCCATGTCTATGGACACAGAAGCCAGTAAGCAGAATATTTTAGCTACCAGGAAGATATCAGACAAAGTTGGAGAAACATATAAGAGTATAAGCGCAGAGTATCTTCATCAGGCGGTTGGCGCGGCCTGGGGTGACGTAGTTTACTTTACTGTGCCGAGTCGAGGATTTTCATACAACAACGAGATACTTATGTACGATGTGACTAATAAAGCCAAGCCTAAGTGGTATTCAATGGATATAGAGGCTCAGTGGATCGGTGTGGTGTCTCCAAGCGACCGACAGGCATTTGTGTATGTGTGTCAGGATAATCACGTTTTCAGACTGCAAGAGCAGTTCGTAGCTACCGATGACAGCCCAGACGGTACGCTAGTCGCGTTCCCTGTTGAAGCTCGCGGTTCTTTCGCTGGTCTTAACCAAGCGCACACAAGCCATATGGCCATCGTCCAGGCCGTATTCTACCTGCTTGATGCAGTAGGAACGGTTGAAATTGGAGTTAGTTACAGAGACGGCAACACGATTAAAACCAAAAAAAAGTCAGTTGATTTAGGCGCATATACCAGCTCTGCGAGTGGTGGATGGTCAGATACTCAATACTTATACGGTACTGGTTCCGGTACATACAACCAGTGGTCTGATATAGCCGTTCTAGACAACACCACAATATCAAAGAAAAGAGATATTAGAGTGGATTTACCGCTTGGTGGTGTAATAACCAATGAAATGCAGTGGTACATATATAGTGATTTAATAAACACTTCGTTTACTTTACGTTCAGTCTCCTACGAGGGGGTCAACATTGGTACACGAGCTGATTTGATGTAAGATAACATAAGGATGATATATGAAAAATTCTAAAGATTTACAGAACGAGTGGACTACTGGTAAAGACTGGATTGATAACTTCACGCAAGATTTTCAGGAGCTAGATAATTTAGCTGATGGTGTTGCGCTTAGGAACGAATCTAACGCCCCCCAGGTTGGCTCTATGACCTTAGCCTCTGATGTTCGTCAAATACCACGAGCCTCAATTCAACAGCTTCCAACCTTTAGTACAGAGGTGAATGGTACTAAACACTCTATACCAGCTTATGTTTGTGACTATCTAGTAAGGCGTGTTGTTTTTAACCAAGATACATTTGGTAAGGGCATACTTAGTACGCTCCAGATAGGTGCTGAGAGTGCTCTAACCAGAGGCTTCCAGCCGTTTATGTGTAGTTTAGGGACTTCACTGTCTGATTTTGGTACAACCCTAAAACAAATTCACTTCAATGATATTGTGGTTGAGCCTGGAATATTTGATGCAAACGAGAGTGGCTACTACCACGTTCGGACGCGCGTTACTAAATCCAGGCTCAAAAAACTTATAGAGAGTGCGGAAGCTAATCCAGACACTACTTGGAATGTTGATGCTTTAAAAGAACTACTTGAAACAGGTGGTGGCGGTGATAACTACGAAGAATATCAGTCAACTCCACGATATCATGTTGATGTTTCATCTCAGAAAAACACTTACGACATAATGACTCGTTATAGTGTTGGTTCGTTCTACGAAGTTGTAACATATGCTATGAATTCAGAAAAACCATTACGCGAGCTAAAGAGTCGTTCTAAGTTTGGCTACCCTCGGGTGCAGTTCTTGGTGCTCGACCCCGACCAGCTATCACCGTTCGGTATCAGCCGAGCGCGTCTTGCTAGCCCCTGGGCTAACTACGCCAACATCTACCTGCAATCTACCGCTAAGATGATGCTATTTAATGCTGACCCACCAGTATTTCAAAAAGGTCAGTTTACTAAACCAATAACACTAAAAAGAAATGCTCTGTGGCAGACACTAGACCCTAATGCTGACGTTAAGCTACAAGAAATGAGTAACAGCACCATTTCGCAATTCCAGATGGTGCTTGATCAAGCAGACAGTCAGATACATTCAATTATGGGTGTTACTGCGGGTACGGCTTTAGCTCAAAACACAAGCGGTACATACCAAAACACCATATCTTCAAAGATGGAGCAATCCACTCGTGATATGTCGGTTAATCAGGTCACTAATATACTTGAAAACTTCTTGCGCCAATATGCCCTAACTGCTCTTGATTTATATGTAAGTGAGCAAGAGGGTGAACAAGATTTGATTGTTGATGATAAGTGTAAAAATGCTATCAACCAGTGGGCTGAGAAGAAGTTTGATGAAAACGTACAAGTTGACCCCATGACTGGTCAGCCACTTGCAATGTTCACTCCACCTATCGGTGACAATAATGTTATTACGATTAACTGGGAAGATTTTTACGGGAATGTTCAAACTTGGACGGTTGATATCGACCTTAGCATGAGTAAGGATAACCTTGATGATAAGAAACGAGCCGACCTACAAGATATGCACACTGTTATAGCTCAAACTGCCGACCCCTCTGACCCTCAGTCTATGCAGCGCAAAAACGAGCTTGCTGATGAACTAATAAGCCAGACACTACCAGAACTTGCGCGAACTTCAGGTTCGGATCAACAACCAGTACAGCCCATGCAACCCAATGCGCTTGACCAACAATAGTAGTCGTGGTTATATAGACATACGATGAATGACGATTTGGAATATATATCAAGTGCAGCAGACTTCAAGACTCCAGGGCGTGATGTTAAGCCACAAGATGAGACTGATTTAACCACCCTAGAGCGTGTATTCGCTAGGCTAGATAAGTATATCGAAGAATATAACTCCAATGATGCCCTTACCGCAGACGAGGCACAATTTTCAGTTAGAGAGCAGTTAGTCCTAAATCAGCGCTCAGTATTACTGGCGAGGGAGCTTAAATTGTTAGTAGAAACAACAGTAAGTGACATAAAGGAGAAAAATAGGAATGGATGACGATAAAACTATAAATGATTGGTCAGAATCATTTGAATTAGAAACAGATGACTCAACAGAAGCTCTTGAAGAAGTTGAAACAACTGAAGAAGTTACCGAGGAAGTCGATGATTCTCAAGTTGAAGAAACTGAAGAAGTTGAAGAAACCGAGGAAGTTGAGGAAGCTGAGACAACTGAAGAAGTTGGAACTGAAGAAGTCAAAGAAGTTGAAAAAGCTGAAGTGGCCAAAGAGGAAGTTAAAACTGAAGAAGAAATTAAAGAGTCTCTAACTCGTGATGATATCAAAAACGTGCTTAAAGAGGTTGAAACCGAGCGTACAACTCGCAGTAATGATATAAAGGGTACTGCTAAAGAGGTCTTAAACAAGTTTTATCCACAGGGCATTGATAGACAGCTCAGAGATGCAGATGGCGACCCTATAACGTCTATTGAAGATGTTATGCAGTTAACTAACCCCCGGACTAATGAAACTTTCACTGAGACTGAAGCGGGCAGTTGGCTATTAACTGAACAGCAAAAGCTTAACCAACAAATAGAACAGCTAGAGGTTTCAGCAGAGCGTGTTGCGGAAGTGAATATCGAACTTAGGAGTGATGCAACCAGAGTAGTAGACAAGTACGGAGACTTACTTTCCGGCAATCCTGAGCTCGCAAGCAAAGCACGCACACTATACGAGCGCACACTACGCAAGGACCCGAATACGGGTATAACTCTTGAAGCTCCTGTAGACTTAATAGAGTTTTACGACACCTTCCTAGAGCCATATGTATCTAATGCAAGTAATACACAGTCGTCTAAAGAGACAACCCCTAATACGAAGCCCAAAGCCAATAAGAGCGATAGAGCTGATTTACCGCCAACTAACGGCAACGATAACCTCAGCAAAGAGGAACGCGAGTGGGCTAATATAGCTAAAGAATATCAAGAACTAAGGAATTAAGGAGAATAAAATGCAAGTAATATTTGAAAATATTAAATCAGGAGAGATGGTATCTTTTCATGGTACAGCCGACCGCAATTTACGTTCGGCTAAAATTGATGCGTATGTTAACAGTAGTGATATGAGTGTTAATTCCAATAAGGGTCAGGATTTTGGCTGGAGATTGTCTCCAGAAGTCAAGGCCGAGTTTGATGAAATAAAATCTGACTATAAGCGTTTGAGAGTAATTTCTGATGCAACTGGAGTAAGTCCAGAAAACATCACAGATGGTCAAATATTGAGCTATATGGTAAGCCAGGAACTCAGCAAAGAGTCTGCACAAAATGCTAAAGTTGAAAATATATCAACCTATGAAGATGCTTACCGCGAAAGAGTCGCTAATGCCAGAAAGCAAAAAGCTGGTGAAAAAACTAAAGCTGACAAACCAGAGGTCATACCAGCTAAAAAGAAGTAAGGTGGAATAACGGTATGAGTATAGGCTTGTTTTGAATATCCCTCTACACCGCTTACCGCTAAGAGATTACCAAAAGGACTTCTTAGAGAATGTTCGTACTGCTCGCCAGGCTGTTCTGGTCTGGGCTAGGCGTGGTGCTAAAACGTACACTGTATTTGTAGAGCATATTATTCCTCGTATGGTGGAAGAGCCTATGAACGTGGTTATTGTTTATCCGACTGCCAAGCAGGGGTTCAAGAACTTCTGGACTAACATTGAGAATGACGGCTTTAAAACCCTTGATCACATACCAAAAGAGCTGATATCGGCTCAGTCTAACTCTGAAAATGATATGCGCATTACCCTTGTAAACGGTAGTACGCTTTTTGTTCTTGGTGCGACTAACGCTGAAGCTTTGCGTGGTGCTAACGCTAAGATTTACTTCTTTGACGAATTCGTTGACATACCCTCGGGTGCGCTTGGTGTGGTGCGTCCAATCACCAACCTAAATGGCGGTCAGATTATCATTACTAGCACTCCTAAGCAGGACGGCATATCCGGTGGTACGTTTAAGCGTCTTTACGAAGCCGCTAAAAAACGTAAGGACCAGTACACCAGCTTTATACCTGGCAATAGGTTTATGACCAAAGAGCAGATGGAAGTTCTGCGCCAGGACTATATTGATGAGTACGGTAATGACTTTCTATACCGCCAAGAAGTGTTGCTTGACTGGGGTCAATCAAGCCAGACCAGTTATTACGGTAATATCATATCTAAGATGCAAGCAGATGGTCGAATTGGCGACAATCCACACGATGCTCGCTATCCAGTCTATACATCATGGGACTTAGGTGGTGGACACGGTACGACCGCTATATTGTTCTGGCAGTATTATGACAAAAAGTTACACGTTATTGACCAACACGAAACTAATGATATTGGGGATGAGTCTATAGCTAAGTTCGTTCTTGGTAAGCCATACAACTATGGCTGGCACTTCTGGCCACATGATGGTGCTCGTGCAGATAGTGACATAGTGTCGAGAATCGCCAAGATACGCGGTCACGGCCTAATAAACACCTCTCTACTTGTCAGAAAAAATAAAGAGGCTGGAATCAATAGAACTATTGGACTACTGAAAAAAGCAACAACCACCATTCATCAACCTACATGTAGATCTGCTGTCGAGAAGTGGAATCTATACCAGCGTAAATATAACGAATTTACTGGAGACTATGAAGGTCCTGAGCATAAAACAGAGAGCCACATAGCTGACGCGTTACGCTATTGTGCAGAAGCTATCGACCAATCATTCGACCCCGCTGACGGAAAATGCTATATGACCAACTCAATTCAAGATACGACAGTTGATAAATCAGAAGATTGGAGCGAAGAGGTCAGCATGGCCTGGTAGTTGTCAAACATGAGCAATATACTATACAATGTACCCATGAACAGCAATAGTTCATACCTTACTTAAAATAATCGAAAAGAGGATAAATTGGCTTACGGAAAGAAAACTGTAAACCTTATGGACACTCCAATTAAATTTACTTCTGTTTTTACCCCTTATGTTGGTGATAATGGATATAAATTTACTGGTGCACAGACCATTTACGTTTTAAACACAGACAACGGTTCGCTCGTTAATTATGACGAAACAAGCGTTACCCCGGTGGGCGCAGTACCACTAGTTGCTCCAAGCGAGCAATCGCTTACATTGGCTTACAACAAAGCTATGTTTGCTAAAATTCAAAACACACAAATTCAAGACATACCTGTAAACACCTACTCTAAGAAGTGGGCATACCAACAGATTAGTGAAGTGTTCATTCCAGCTCACGACACTTACTCACTTGCTAAACTTCGCGCTGCTCGACCAGCTAGCAACACTGTTGTCACTACCCCGGCTAACTGGGCTGATGGCACTGAGAAGCTAAGTCTTACGTTTGAAAAGGCTATTAACCTAGCTCGTACAAACGGTAACCTTGACACAAACATGGCTTGTGCTTGGATGGCTTACAACTTCGCCGCTAACCTAGCTTCACAGATTAACTTCACCGGTTCTGACCAGGGCTACAAAGACTCTAAGTCTGGCTACCTCGGTAAGCATAAGGGTGTTGTATGTATCGAAACCAAAGATGACTTCTTTGATGCAGGTACTTACGTTACCGTGGCTGACAAACGAGCAATCGTCGCTGTCAAACCTAAGATGACACCTACTGACATCAAAATCATTGACAAAGTTCCTGGATTTGGTGGAATCGAAGTTCAACTTCGTGACCGAGGCGACACGTTCGTCCTCAACAAGAAAGCTTCTGCTATCGCAACTATCGAAGATGTTGCAAGCACAACTACTACTGCCTAGTCAGCAACCGTAGTAAAACTAAAGAGGCTCTTAACCGAGCCTCTTTTTCATATTAGCTATTATCTTCTCATCTCGTTCTATATCTATAACGTGCAACGTTTCACCATCTTCATCATGGGGGTTATAGGCTATCAACTGTGCTCTATCCAACTCACATATAAGCATCCCAAATTGTATCTGTGCCATAACCTCGACAGGTATCTCGCCTCGTAGTAGCATCTTGTGACGCTCACCGTTGAAACATTTAACTTCTAGTAAGATGTCGCCAGAAATTCCATCTGGACTATATCCGCAGGTCGAGTAGTCACTGTTAGTTACAAACCCAGGTTGGATATAGTCGCGCTCAGTCTCGATCTTGTATGCCAGTAGCGCCTGTGGCTCGAGCGCCTTGCCGCGTTCGGTGTAGCGGTTGGTGAAGTCCGAGCGCTCGGGGCGTGGCTTGCCCCGCAGTAAGTGGATGACGGTGCTACCGGTCCAGTCAACTTCCTCTCTTAATGCGTGCCAGGGTTCTGACCCCTGAACGACAGAGTGCAGGGTAATCATAGTCTAAATATCTGGGAAGGCTTCTTCTACGCCAGCACTTATTTCTTCGCGTTCTTTTTCAGTAACTTTATCGGTTTTCTTGGGGGTCATTTCGTAACCGTAGATGTTGCGGTTAATGCTTGGGAGAGTTTCGCCATCTTTATTAACGTAAGTTCGCAATTCATCTTCCTCAACTACATAGTATGCCTCTTTGCCAACAAGTTTCTTTTGAGCTATATCAAGCAAACCATCAGTGTCGGTAAGCTTCTTCAATGCTGATCGTAGTGCATCTCGCTTATCCTCTGATGTGTTGTGCACGAATATGCCAGATATAATGCTTATGGCGTACTTAGCGGCACCATCGGTTGTGAACCATAGTCGAGCTGTGCCACTTCGGTCTTTATCTTCTGGGTCAACTACAGTAAATTCAACATATTCTTTACCGGCTTCGGTCACACCACTCGTAATTAGGCTAATCTCTACCTTATATGTGCCGATACCGAAGTATTTACCTGGATTATTATCTACTGCTTCTAAAATTTCTTGAGTTAATTTCACTTACTATCTCCCTACTTGTAGTATTTTTTAATTGCTTGATTTACTATTTTTAAATCATTTTCGATTGTATCAGATTCAAACATGCCGATTGGTGTTTTAGTTCCAAGACCATCTGTTTTGACCTTGAATATGAAATCACCATCTTCAACTTGAGTACCAATGACCATGTTGGTCAATCCCTCAATCACTATCTTGTCAGACAACATCTTGCCTGTAGTTTTAAGCTTGAGCTGACCATCTTCAGTATCTTCGGAGTGAGCCATGATATAGAATATCTGATCACTATCTTTGTCGATGATAGCCTTAACGATGTTAAAGAAGTTTTGAGCAATCTGGGTGAACTTGGTATAGCCCACTTCGTTTACTCGTTGCATCTCTTCAAATGTCATTAAATAATTAGCGTCATCAATAACCACGACTGGCTTCTTGCTTTTATTAATTATTTGCACCACTTCAGCGGCGCTCTTGGGTACTATCTGCTTTATGTCACTCTTGAACGGCAACTCTTTGCCGGTTACTGATACCACCGTTACTTCTTCGGGCTTCAGGTTCCGCAAGCTCGATGTCTTGCCGGTACCTGGGTTAGCTAATATTAGGACTAGTTTACTCATTTTTTCTCCTTACTTAAATCTCTTAGTTAAATATTTGGTTTCACTCATCTCGACATTATTTGGTAGTTCGCCGGTTAATGTGGTGTGTGCACCGACCTTTTTGGTGTCAATAACAGTTTTGGTGAACTCTGGGTCTATCTCACCCGTATAACTGTAGTTTTTACGACTAGCAAGGGTAATGCTACCCCAGTCACCATCAATCTTGTTAACGCTGTTATTCTCCATCGCCTCTTGTAGAGAATTCCACTGTTCTTTCAGCTCACCCTCTAACTCCTTGAGGTCTTTCTGCAAAGACACATATCGTGTAAACGCCTTACTTTGCGTAAATAACGCAAGTTCATTCTTACTCATTCTATTCCTTCCTTATTTGTACTAATTACTATACACGCTGTTGCTATCCTGTCAAGCACTTTTATGGTTATACTGTGGATAACATGAAATACATGATGGCTCAATCGGCAAGAATCAGATTCCAATGGGAAGTTGAGGTGGCCTTGACCAACATACTCGGTCACGATCCTGATGCCGAAATAGTGTGCCTGTTCGCCCTGCACGACAAGCTGGGTCAGCAAACCGTTGACCACATAGAGTCACGCTACCCGACAGTCGAGGTTCACGCCTACGAGGACACCAGGCGCGATAAATCATATCCACCGACTACTCGACCCTTTCTATGGTATTGCTACCTATCAGAAGATAAAGAGCGCGAGAAAGAAACTTACTTCCAAATAGACTGTGATGTGATATTCAGAGAGCTACCCGACTGGAGTAAGGTTAAAGTCACTCCCAAAAAATGGGCTGGTAGCGATTGTGGCCAATATATTGATTATGGCTACTTAAAAACAGTAGAGCGTGGTGAGTACATTGTGGATAACTTTGCTCGAATTATAGAGATAGACCGTAAGCACATTGAGAATACCGATGGTGCGGGCGCGCAGTGGGTGCTTTGTCAGCCTACCGCTCATTATTGGCTAGACGTATATAATGCCAGTAACGACCTACATCGGTTCTTAGAGCCAGTAAAGAGCAATATACAAAAATGGACGGCTGAAATGTGGGCTCAACTGTTATGTAGCTATAAACACGGCATAAAACAGGTTATAAGCCCCGAATTAGACTTTTGCCGACCGACCGACCATGTGAAGATGTGGGAGTCAACCAAGATACTCCACAACGCTGGTGTTGTTGGTGAACTGGCTAAAAGCTTGTTTTATAAAAATAAGTATTACGATAGAACGCCCTTCAGCGATAATTTAGACTATGTTTATAGAGATAAAGCTAGTTGGCACTATGTGTCGGCCATCAAGCGTGTTGTGATATAATTATTATATGAATAATGAACTAGATTTTCTCAAAGCAAGTGATGGCACGGGTGAAGCTGTCCGTGCTGTCATAACAGGGACTCGTGCATCAGCAGCAACCACACTACAAGTAGATAGCCTTAACAACTGGCCAGCTAAGTTTGTAGCTACGACAGGTACACTAAATGTAACTACTGGCATAATCGATCCGGCATCAGTAACTATATTCAAGGGTCATACCAGCGGTGGCGACATTATCATTGATGAGATTGCGCCCGGATACACCGATAGCGGTAACTCTATCGGGCAAGTTGTAATCCTGAAACCAAATACATTTTGGGCTGATAGTTTAGCTGAGGTTCTGGAAGTAAGCCTCAGCAATGACGGAACACTAAAAGATGATTCTGTAACTACAGCTAAACTAGCAGATGGTTCAGTAACAGGCGAAAAGCTAGGAACGCCAGTAGCGTTTAGTGCAAAGCTTGCCAGCAATCAATCTTCTATTGGTGGCGTGGTTATATTGCAAATGGCAACTGAGGAGTATGACCTAGGCTCTAATTTTGATACAGGCACATACAAGTTTACCGCTCCCTATGATGGTGTTTATCATTTTGATGGGGCTTGGTTTTGTGATTCTCCAGGAGATGGAGATATTGTGTATACAAAAATATATATGAATGGAGCGGAGGTAAAATCTAGTGCAGGTTCTTCTGGCAATGCTTCTAGCGACTTTTCCGTACAAATCTCATGTAGCCTACAACTAACGGCTGGAGATACCGTATCTTTGTATGCCCAGAAAACAGGTACGGCTAGAACAGGATCAAATAATTCCTACACATACTTCTCAGGACACCTCGTAGGACGAACCTAATGAACAAAGAACCGCAGAATGTCTAATAAAACCCCACCAACACAAAAGAGAACAGGTAACTAATGGACTTCCTACTAGCCTTAACAATTGGATTTATGTTTGGAAGGGCTCT